CGGTATCTTCCGGCAGGTAGTACTTGCCAAACGCCGCAAAAGTGCCGTCGAGTTCCGAATGGGGAAACAGCAACATCAGCGCCGCGATGTCCGTCTTGCTCGCGAGATCCAGGCCGATCCAGCAGGGTTGGCCAACGAAGCGGTCGAGATCTAGCGCCGAATCGGCGCACCGATCCCAGGCCCGCATATCCATCCACGCGGTGTCCGCATTGACCCATTCGTTGAGATGCTTGGTCTTGAAGTTGTTGACCGCGCTGGGCAACTGCATCGCTTTCGCCTGCAGCGGTCCCAGCACCTCGGGCTGCACCGAAATGCCCCAATTCGGATTTGCCTTGACCAGCGCCTCCTCAGTGGTCCAGTCGTCACCTTCGTCAAGGCCGTAGATGATCCCGAACTGGCTGTTGTCCGCGAATACGCCATCGAGCAGCTTGGTGACGAAGGTGCGCACTTCATAGCAGATGCCCGCGCGGTTGCTACCGGCGGTGGTAATCACCCACAGCAGCGAGTTGTCGCGTTTGCCGGTGCCGGTTTCGACCACGTCGTAGACGGTGCGCGTTTTGTGCGCGTGCAACTCGTCGACGCAACCGAAGTGGATGTTCAGGCCGTCGAGCGTTGAGCCCTCGGCCGAAAGCGCCTCAAACTTGGAGCCCGATGCGAGGGCGTGCATGTTGTGCGCACCGACGGCGACACCGAAGCGCGAGCGGAACCCCGCGCTGCGCCGAGCCATCATCTGCGCGTCGCCGAACACGATGCGCGCCTGGTCGCGGGTCGTGGCGAGCGAATACACCTCGGCGCCGCCTTCGCCGTCGGCCGCGAGCATGTACAGACCAATCGCCGACGACAGTGTCGACTTGGCGTTGCCGCGCGGCACTTCAATATAGGAGCGCCGAAAACGCCGTTTGCCATCTGGCTTCACCCAGCCGAAGACCGTACTCAGGATGAACACCTGCCAGGGCTCCAGCACCATCGGCTGCCCGGCCAGCGGCCCTTTGACGTGCGGCAGCCGCTCGATGAAGGCGCAAAGCCTGTCGGCTGGCGCAAACGTGCGTCCAGACTTGCCGGTGAGGGCCGGGTTGAATTGGTACGGACTGCTCTTGCACCCCAAACGCGCCAGATCGTCCAACTGCCGCTGACAGGCCAGACGCACCCACTTGCAAGCCGAAATCTCTCCCGCCACCACGGCTTCGGCGTAGTCCGTGGCGGTTTTGGCGTAGTCGCGGGCCATCAGTCGACGATGTCCGCCCAGGGATCGTCCGGTGCGACGGCGCCGGGCAGTGCCGCGTGAACCCGGCCGCGCGAGGCCGGGGTGAAGCCAAGTTCGGCCTCGCAGTCGCGCAGCGCGCGCGACAACTCCATCTGCACCTCGAAGAACCCGGTGCGCCGCCAGGCGCCCGAACCGTCCTTGGCGATCAGGCTCGCCAACCCCTTGCCCGCGATGAACTTGGCCAGATCGCGGTACTGCGCCATCAGATCGCAGTACCGCTCAAGCACCGCGATGTTGTTCGCGTGCAGCAGGCCCTGGGGCGAACTTGCCAGCAGGTAGCGCCAGATCGCCGCAGCCTCGTCGCGCATGCCTGCCGGCGGGTCAGCCAAGAGCGCCACAGCGGCCGGCTCATGCGGGTTCGCGCGGCATTTCTGGAGGGTGCCCTTGATCCTCTTGATCTCGGTGGGCAGCTTCTTGCGGCCCGCACCGGGACGTGCGCCGCCGCTTTTACCTTTGACGCCCGCCATTTGATTTGCAATCCGCCATTTGAATTTGCACGCGCAAAAATCTGGTCACGCGCGCGATCCTGGCGCCGACGGCCGCAGGGATTTGATCCCCCCTGGGGGGGCGGTGCAGGCCACTGCGGGCGCCCACGTGGCCATCAGTGGCACCGGTTCGCGGCTGGTAGGCAATTTGCGAGTCCAACTCGCTCGTCCGCACACAGCGCGTTTAACGGCGAGCTCGCTGCGCTGTCTCGGTGGCCGTCTTGCGGTTGTGGCAGGGCACACACAGCGACTGCAGGTTGGCCCAGTCCAAGCGTGCACCGCCATCCTTGATCGGCACCACGTGATCGACGACCCGGGCGGCAACCGTGCGACCACGCGCCAAACAATGCGCCCGCAGATATGCAGCACGACATTGCTGCCAGGCGGCTGACTTGTAGAACCCAAACTCGGCATCGAACGTGCGGCGGGCACGCCCATAGTCCCGATGCGTCCATCCGCGATGGGCTGCACAGAAGCCAGGCGACGCGAGCACGGCCGCGCATCCCGGAAACCGGCAGGGTGTCGGCGCGCGACGTGGCATCAGCAATTCAGCTTGGCTTCGCGATTGAACAGCGTGTTCATGGAGTCGTCACCCACCACGAAGGAGTACGACCATGAGTACAACCCAACTGACGCCGGCGCAGCACGCAATCCTCGCCTACGCGATCAACCATACCAGCGGCAAGATCGACTGGTTCCCTGACAACATCAAGGGCGGTGCACGCAAGAAGGTGATCGGCGGCTTGTTCAACCGGGCGCTGATCACAAGCGATGGCACCGACTGGTTTGTCGCCGCCGAGGGCTACGATGCGCTAGGTGTTCCGCGCCCGGCAGCGCCGGCTGCCGCCGATCCTACCGAGATGGAAGCAGCGGTCGAAGCCGCCGAAACCAGCCTCGGGATCAAGGCACCGCGCCGTGCACGCGGGAACAGCAAGCAGACGCTAGTGATCAACATGCTGCGTCGTCCCGAGGGGGCAACCATCGCGCAAATCTGCGACGCAACTGGCTGGCAGACGCATACGGTGCGCGGCACGTTCGCCGGGGCGTTGAAGAAGAAGCTCGGGTTGGCCGTGCTATCAGAAAAGGTCGAAGGGCGCGGACGGGTCTACCGGATCGCTGAATAACACGCTGCGACGTCCGGCAGTCTGGTTCTCAAAATGGCCAGACTTGCCGGCCGATGGACCGGAACTTGCTAATTGCGAGCGCGCCGCGCTCGTTTCTCGCCTTGCTGCCTGGACGTTGCAGGGCCTCGGTGATGGCTGCACGATCGGCCTCATAGATGGCCACCGGCAAAAACTCCTCGTCCATCAGGACGAGAATTACGGCGTCCCAGGGCTTGTCCAAATCGATCGAACCGAGTCGCTGTCCGGTTAGCTTCTTCGCCCGGGGTATGGATCGTGACTTGATCTGGAGGTGCCGTCCATTCTGGTCGACAGCATCAAAGCCGGCCTCTCTGGCTACCGCGAGTTCGAGGCCAAGCAATCGCGCGGCTTCATACTCGCCGACCTCTCCTGTGATACCCAGTGGTTTTCCCGTCAAACGGTAATACTCAATGGCGATGGCCCGAGCCTGTTTCAGCAAATCGGCAATTCGGTTCAGATCAATGGCGGCGGTCATGGCGGGGCAATGTACCGGTTCAAGTTTTCCGTCACGATAGCGGTCGAACACTCGCCCGTCTACCGCATCGCCTGAGCCGTCACGTCGTCGAAGGCCACACCATCGGCGACGCGTATAGCCTGCAAGCCGCTCCAGTTCTGCCATCGCTTGACGATCACGTCGACGTACTTCGGGTCCAGTTCAATCAGCCGCGCGCGCCTGCCTGCCTTCTCGCAGGCGATCAGCGTTGAGCCGGAGCCGCCGAACGGGTCAAGCACGATGTCGCGCGTCTTGCTGCTATTACGCACGGCGCGTTCGACCAGTTCCACCGGCTTCATCGTCGGATGCAGGTCGTTCTTCGCGGGCTTCTTGATCTGCCAGACATCGCCCTGGTCGCGTGCGCCACACCAGAAGTGATCGGCACCGTCGCGCCAGCCATACAGGATCGGCTCGTACTGACGCTGGTAGTCGGAGCGACCGAGCGTGAAGGTGTTCTTGGCCCAGATGATGAAGGTCGACCAGCGGCCGCCGGCGGCACGGAATGCCGACTGCAGCGTATCGAGCTCGCTCGATGACATCGCGATATACACGGCGCCCTTGGTGACCTCGAGCAGGTTCTGACACGCGGCCGTGAGGAACGCCTCAAAGGCCTCACCAAGATTGTCGTTCAGGATCGGCCGATTCGTGCCACGCAGCTTGTCTTTGGCGGTGTTCGCATAGTTGACGTTGTACGGCGGATCCGTGAAGACCATGTCCGCGAGTTCTTCGCCGAGCAACGTCCGGTACGGCTCGGCCTGCGTCGCGTCACCGCACAACAGCTTGTGCTCGCCGAGCAGCCAGAGGTCGCCGGGTCGGCTGACGGGTTCCGTTTCGACCTCGGGCGCCTCATTCTCGTCGGTCAACCCTTCCTTGGACGCCTCGTCGCCGGCGATTAGTGCGTCCCATTCCTCGGGCGTGAAGCCGGCTAGTGCGAGGTTGAAGCCAGCGGCGTTCAGTTCCGCTAGTTCCAGCCCGAGCAGATCCTCGTCCCACGCCGCGTTCTCGCCGATCTTGTTGTCGGCGAGGATCAGCGCTCGGCGCTGGGTGTCGGTCAGATGGTCCATCGGCACGACCGGAACCTCGGTCATGCCGAGCTTGCGCGCGGCGAGCAGCCGCCCATGACCGGCGATCACGTTGTTCTGGCCATCCACCAGGATCGGCGCGCCCCAGCCGAACTCGCGGATGCTGGCGGCGATCTGCGCGACCTGCGTATCCGAATGCCGCTTGGCATTGCGCGCGTAAGGGATCAGCGCCTCGACCGGGCGCATCTCGATGCGCAGACCGGCGATCGACTCAGGCATGCTCGACCTCTGCGTCTCGTTCGGCAGCGACCTCGTCGAACGACTGGCCGGCGGCCGCGAGCGTCACGGCGAGGTCGGGATGGTTCTGCCGGAAACGGCGCAACGCCACGTCCACATACTCAGGGGCGATCTCGACCGCCCGGCAGCACCGACCGGTGCGCTCGGCTGCGAGCAGCGACGTGCCCGAGCCGTTGAACGGCTCGAACACCACGTCGCCAGGGTTCGAGAAAGCCTCCATAACGTACTCGGGCAGTGCCACCGGAAACACCGCCGGATGATCGATGCCATCACCGATCTTGCCCTTGTGCCGCATGATGCGGATTACGCTGTCGGGGATGCGGTTGTCCTGGGTTGGCTGGCCGGCATGCGACCAGCCGCCGACCTCGCCATCCTTCCTGCGCATCGCGGTCGACGAGCCATCCGCGCGCAGGTGCGAATCCTCGCCCGCGTGCTTGCACGGCACGATCTTGTTCGGGCGCCGCGTCTCGCGGTTGAAGTGGAAGATGAATTCGAAGGCAGGCGCCAGGCGGCCGTTCCAGTCGCCTGGCATGCCCGGTCCCTGGTCCCACACGTACCACGCGAAGCGGCGCCAGCCCTGGCTGCGCATCCACGACAGCCAGCCGTCCCAGTACGGCACGACTTCGTTGTCGCGGTGGATGAGCCCGAGGTTGACCAGCACCTGTCCGTCGCGGGTCATCGGCAGCGGGGCACAGACGCCCTGCATGAGGTCGTCCCAATCGGCGATGCCCCCGCTTGCGTAGTCGCGCTGGTTGCCATAGGGCGGCGAGGTGAAACACAGGCTCGCCTGTTCGCCATCCATCAGTGCGGCGATCACCGACGCGTCAGCGGCGTCGCCGCAGATCAGACGGTGCCGGCCCAGCAGCCAGATGTCGCCCGTGCGTGATACCGATTGCGCGGGTGTGTCGGGAACATCGTCGACCGTATCGGCGGCGGACGCATCGTTTTCGTCGCCGGCCTTGGCGAGCAGCGCTTCGATCTCCCCAGTCTCGAAGCCGGTCAGCTCGAGGTCGAAACCGGCCGCTTCCAACTCCGCCAGTTCCAGCGACAGCAGTTCGTTGTCCCAGCCGGCCAATTCGGCGAGCCTGTTCACGCTGAGCCGGAACGCCTTGATCTGCGTCTCGGTCATGTCGTCGCCGCGCAGCACCGGCACGGCGTCGAGTCCTAGCTTGACGGCCGCCTTGAACCTCAGGTGGCCATCGATGATGGTGCCATCACCCTTGGCGAGAATCGGCACG